AATTTTACCATATATAAAATATAAAATATAAAATATAAAATATAAAATATAAAATATAAAATATAATTATTTTATATATTATGTTCTTGGAATTTAAACATTTGAGAGAAATGAATATGGATTATTTTGAACATATGCATGTGTCTTTAAATTATGCTTTAATATTATTTATTTCTTGCTTTAAAGCACTAGTCCATTCATTTATTCCTGATTTATTTATAACATCAACGAGCGAATGTATATTAGAAATTAATAATAAATTAATAAGGCACAATAAAAAAGATTATGAAGAAAAATTGAGTAGTTTATATTATTGAACGCTAAGAAAACAATACTATGATTGCTGATGAGGAGTTAATTGACAAAATGAATAAAACCATAAAGCAAATTATTATGAATAGTGAGAACATTACAAAATACTTAGATTTATATAATTATCCTATTGATTGCTATGAAACCATGGATGATTATATTTTAGATAAATATAATTATGAATTATTTGGGAGAAATGTGTTTTGGAGAGAATTTGAAACTATTGGACTTAAAGAGATTCATAATTTTATACCTAGCATTATTAATATATCATATTATTATAGTAATTATTATGAAGTTATTAGTTGGATCCAAAATAAAGAATATTATAAGTTGATGAGTTTATATGCTTTAAGCACAGCATATAAAATTATAAAAACTAATATTGCCACTATTAAAATGACTTGGTTCGACAATGATGCCACAAGTCTTTCCGATCCTATGTAAAAACAAGAATATAAGTTTCAAAAATAATAAAAAAAAATTGATTAGTTTTTTTTATATTTTTTATAGATAAAAGTTTATAATGGCAACTTCAACATTTATTTTGATGAGTATTCTTACTACTGATAATGCGATGTCAAATATGTTTGACTTAAAAGCACAAGAGAAAAACAAACTTCAGCAATTTAGGAAGCAACAATACGAAAACAACCGCTTTCATACGAGCAAATATAGAGGATCAATGTTTAATAATAAGACCCATAAAACATATAATACTAATTCAAAACATTATAATTATTTGAATTATAATATTGCGAAGGAATATAAGCGTTAAAATAATAGTATGTTTAAATTGCTATGTAAAAAAATTACTTAATATTTTTTTATTACATTAATAAATTACACAAATTATATAAATAATATAATAAATTTATATAGTATTTATTATATATAATAAAATGGCGATGACCAATGATTTGTATAACGTGACTTTACATAATTTTGAGGATCATAATATTATGAATAATTCAATAGCAAATAGAAATTTTCCATCCAGTAATTTAGGAATGAACTTTTCATTTAGACCGGTAAATACAAAATATACTTTGATGCCTACTTATAATCACCCAATTGAAGCAACCGTTCCTATTAATAGTAATGTTTTATATGATGTAAGTAATACATTTTTTCCAGGAACACGAAAACCACATTTTCGCGGTTTTGCTACAAATATTGATAAAGAATCTACTTTAAGAAATCAATTTTTTGCTTTACAAAAAGCAGATCAAGTTGCCTATCTTCCAAATACTAATAGTGATTTATATGAAAATACTATTAATTTTTCAAGACACCATACTAATTTAGATGAGCATTTATTATTTAAAGAAGAAAGTTTTAATGATTTTAATCCAAATATATCAAATTCAATTGGAAATGAAATATTTTATAACTCAACACGAGTTCAATTAAAGGATTTAAAATAAAGTTTATTATAATACTAAGTAACTATGGAACAAAATAAGAAAAATAATAAAAATAAGAAATCCAAACAATGTAATGTAGTTGCTATAGATTTAGAAGTCAAAGAAGCCAAAGAAGTCAAAGAAGCCAAAGAAGTTAAAGAAGTTAAAGAAGTTAAAGAAGTCAAAGAAGTCAAAGAAGTTAAAGAAGCCAAAGAAGTTAAAGAAGCCAAAGAAGTTAAACCTATTGAGTCATTTATAAATAACATAGACTTACTATATTTAACAAACCAAGTTAACTATACAAAAACAAATAAATTGGAACATTTATTGAGTAATAATAGTTTATTAAAAGAAATATTTGATAATTTAGAAGACAATATTGGTGAATATAAAGAGCAAATACTAAAATATAATAGTTCCACTCTAGAAAAACTATCGACTAATACTAGTAATACAAATAATAACATAGGCGAAAAATACAAATTATATTATTTATTGTATGTATTAAACTTAATACTACATTTAAAAGAAAAAAAAATGAAGAACATAATAAAAGACGAATTAAAAGACTATTCAAATAGCAGTTTAAATGATCAAATAGTGAGTGATTTTAATATAACTAGCGAAACAATTAATTGTATGTGTCCTCAAAATGATACTTCAAAAAAAATATCAAACTTAGATTTATTTGTTGTCAGAAAATCAAATAAATATAATAAGAAGATACTTCCACAAAAAAGGGAATAATTTTTTTATAATTATATATTAATTAGTAAAGCAATAATTAATATGAGTAATGTAAAAAACAACAAACATAAAAAATTTACTAAAACAAGGCATTTAGTATCAAAAACATCACAAAAAATGCGTTCGTATAAGCAGAAACATAAAATAAGTCGTAAATTTAACAAACTTAAATGTTCGCCATATCAAAATAAAAATATAGATCCAGAATTAAAAGATTACACTTGCTACTCCAGAAGCAACCTACAAGTATTTAAAAATGTATGGAATGCTAATAATAGTGATAAAATAGTAACAAATAATAGCAAAGAAATATGGGAGTTTTTTAAGAACAAATTAAATAAGCAATGTTATGATGAATTATGCTGGTTGAAAAATACCCCATTAAGTAAAGTTAATAACAGTGATTTACTAGTAAAAGAAATATTTAAACCTTTCTCTCCAGAAGCATGGTCAAATAAACCAAATACTTGGTTATCTAGTGTTGATATAATAAAAATAATGAAGCAATATGAAAAATCTAATAAAAATTTCAAATTTATTGGACCATCGCCAATAGATTTTGATTCTAAAGAATTATTTTCAACTTGTGTATGGGAGCAATTATGTAATTTTAATTTAGAGGAATATATAAAAAATAAAATTAGTAAAATAGGTGTAATATTTAATACTGATCCACACAACAAACCAGGACAACACTGGATAGCACTATTTATAGACTTATCTAAAAAATTTATTTTTTACTTTGATAGTAATGGGTCTAAAACACCAAAACAAATTAAAGTTTTAATTGAGAGAATAGTAAATCAAGCACATAATTTAAATATTAAGTTAATAGCAGATAATAATGAAGGTTTCACACATCAATTTAGCGATGGACAATGTGGGATGTATGCGTTATATTTTATAATAGAATTATTACAAGAAAATAAAACATATAATTATTTTAAAACTACGCGTATTAAAGATGAAACTATGAGAGAATATAGGAAAAAATATTATAATGAGGCGCATATCAAATTGAGTTCGCTATTTACTAAGTAATTTTAATAATTAATGTTTGGATTGCTCATGCTCTTCGTGTTCGGCAATTAAATATGGACTAACCCTAGAAATTTTAGTATTATTTGTCTTAGTCAAATCTAATTTAGTTAATATATAATGACCACAGTTGTCTTCATTTGCCAAATCTATTTTCTTATTTAATTTAATAGCACATCGTTCTTGACTCCAGCGCCCAAGAGGTCCCACTTCGTTTAAAAATAACATATTAAATAGCGTCTTGCTATATAAAAACTTGGTTGCTTTTGTAAAAGGCATTATGCTTATTTTTATACTAACTAAAAATTTAGTATAATAATATATCAATTTTTAAATAATAAAATCGGTATGTATAATTAAAATTGAAATAAAGATTATTATTATTAGACTTATAACAATAATAATCAATTATGACAACAACCACAGCAACAACCAAAAAAGTGCTTACAGAAGATTTGGGTAAAATATTTGAAATGGCGTTATGTTTATATTATGAAACACCCTATGATGGAAATTACAAATATAGTTTAGAACATGCCCATTCTCTCAAAAACAAATTTACAAATTTAAAAAAT